CTGAAAAATATGAAGGTTCATTTTTACCACCAGATTCATGATAATAACGACTGTTTGTAAATTGAGAATTTACCCATAAAGCACCATTAGCACCTTCGCTATCACTCGTATCTATACCACATCCAAGTACTTTGCAATTCTCAAATTTAATAGGAGCAGAAACAACCCATTCTCGCATATACATAATATGACAATTAGACCAACTTGTGGTTGGTGAACCACCAAGAGTTTTCATTTCATTTTTAAACGTCCCACAAGCTAGACCTATATCAGACATTGATGTGGTTGAGTTAACACTAATAGACATATATATAAACGCAAATTGACTAATCCAAGTCATTGCATTAGTGTCTTGTGTACTCATATCAGTAGTATTCCAACCGCCACTAATCGTAACACTACCAATATTGTCTATATCAATTAGGTTATTAGCAGAGTCTTCATTAGAGTTATAAAATGTGGGATCAGGTGTATATGGGTCTACCTTGTATGTAGTAACTGTGCCTGTAGTTTCATTGTGTCTAAGGTCATTACGAGTAGAAGCACTAAAGGAAGCGTTATCTATCCCACCAGGAGGGCCTAATTGTGTATCATTAAATTTTAAAATTACAATATTATCTACAATTCCATCAATACCATAATAATGAGATGAATTAATATTTCCTTTACTAATAAGACTTCCTAAATGCAAAGAGTCTGCTGATGATGTTGCCTTACACGCAATAATATTTTCTAACATAATTTCAGTACTAGAGTGTTCAATTGCAGCATCCGCATATAAAGCAACTGAATTTATATTGCTACCTAAATTTGCACCGTTATCATAAGTCCACCAAAACCAATCATCTTGGTCATCACCTGCGGGTGGTGTTATTGGTATCGTATTTACAGTAGTATCACCTTGATTGTCACTGCATAATCTTAAGGAAAAAACACCACTATCATTTTTTTGACCACTTGCTATGTAGTCCCAAATATATCTTAAACTTATCTGTTGATAACCACTTAAATCTAAAGTGCTATCTAATGCACAATAGGCTACTTTGCCTACAGAAGCAGTGCCTGTCTTAAAATGTCTTGATGCGTATCGCTGTGTTTTATAATAACTACTTCCTGAGCCGCTTTCTTGACCTGTTGTACCTTGCACGGCAGTCCACGGTTTACTTGTTCCAGTACCGCTTGTTGAACCGTTTGTAGCACTTAAACCATTACTGCAAAGAATATTTTTTATAGGACTACTTGCCAGCTTTACACAAAATTCACTTACTTTATAAATGGTTCTTGTTTCAGTATGTGTTGCTTGACTTTCTGTACCATCTAGTGTGAAATTATCATCATCAACTTTAGTTACCGCATAAAAACCATAGTAAGTCTCTGCTCGTCTTAATATAACATCACCAGTTATTAAACCATGAGCAGTTTTAGAACAACTAACAGGGTTGCTGTCATTAGCTTTTGTTAAAACTACACTTGTAATCTCTTTATCTTCTAGTCTACTACTAGTACCAACATTTGCAGTCCATGTTCCATTGCCTAAAGATGTAGGCGTAGATTTTATTATCCTTATTTCATCACCTTCTCCAATAGCAGCTAAAGTCTTTCTTCTATAGGCAAAAGATGTTCCATTATTGGAATCGTTGCCATTTACAGGATCTATATAACGTATAGTCATTAGAATTTAACCCATAAATCGCCTACAGCACCGTCACTACCCGTAGGTGCAGATGATGATGCGTAAATTTTTCTCATACCAGCAGTAGCAACAGCAGTCGAATTAGCAATAATAGTACCTGTACCACTAATATTATTTGCTTGCATATCTAAATTCCCTCCTAATTGTGGCGTTGTATCTTCAACTAAGTTACTTATTCCACTGCCACCACCACCACCTCCAGTTTGATCTGCGACCCAAGCATAATCAGACCCGTTCCAGCTTAGTATTTGACCAGAAGAAGCACTGCTTGTATTTAAATGTGAATCAACACTTGAATTTGTATAAGCTGTTGTCTGTGCTACCCAAGATGTCCCACCCGATCCATTTGACTGTAAAACCTGACCATTAGATCCATATCCTGATGGAAGAGTAAATGTGATATCTCCAGAAAAATCAGCATGGGCTGGTGCTTTTATACTTGCATAATGAGCATTATTAGATTCACAATACAAACGTATTTCTGATTGAGAACCTGTATTTTTTATACCTAAAATTCCACTAGATATAAAATTTGAGTTCATATCTAAATCACCACCTAGTTGTGGTGTTGTGTCTTCACTTAGGTTTTGTAAATAACCAGAAGGAACAGAAGTTAAGTATGTATTTGTATCAACTGTATAACTACCAGCACCAGTACGTTTTAAAAAGCCATTGGATGTAAAATCACCATCCATTAACGCACCAGCAGCAGCAACATTAGTTGCATCTGTCACATCTGCACTAGCCTCTATCCCATCAAGTTTTGTCTTTAACGCATCAGTAAAGTTGTTTTGTGTAAGACCGCCATCTCCTACGCTATAAGTAGTGTTTGTGTCTGTAGAAGCAATAGTGACAGTATCATTACTAGCATTAGTTGTAATCGTGACATTACTTCCAGCAGCAATATTTAAAGTATCAGTAGTACTATCAGCAGCTACTGTATCTTGACCAGATACTGCAACATTAGAAAAAGCATTTTGATTTGTGTCCCCACCACTACCAGCAGCAGACCATTCAAGACCAGTTGCAGTACTGCTATTAGCTTTTAAAACATAACCATCAGTACCAGCAGCTAAAGCAGTAGGATCTCCTGAACCATCTCCAACAAGTAATTCACCCTTGCCATCAAGGTCACTATTCATAACAGCCCCTGCTGCGTCTACATTGGTTGCATCAGTTACATCAGCACTAGCTTCTATGCCATCTAGCTTAGTGTGGTCAGCATCTGTAAAAGCATTTGTATCGCTTTCACCTTCGTATAAACTTTTAATTTCCGCACCAGTTTGGTCAGCAGTGGCATTACTCTCTATTCCATCGAGTTTTGAATGATCTGCTGTTGTAAAGTTTTCATCAGTTTGTGATGCCACAGCAAAATCAATAGTCCCATCGGCATCTTGGTACGTTACTGTAATGCCTGATTCAGTATTACCTGTAAGCATAGCCCCAACAATATCTTGTATTTCTTCATCTGTCTGATCAGCAGTTGCGTTAGCTTCTACGCCTGATAATTTAGTTTTCTCTGCATCAGTGAAAGCGTTAGTGTCTGAATTATTTTCATAGGCAGTTTTTATTTCCGCATCTGTTTGGTCAGCAGTAGCACCATCTTCTACATTTATCATGGTGCGTAAATTTGCTGGTGTTATTTCTTCAACAACCCCTGCACCGCTAGAATCTCTACCTAAAACTCTGTCTGTTGCTGATACGTCCTGCATCTTGGCATAAGTTACAGCGTCATCGGCAATAGTTAAAGCAGTAGAACCTGTAACATCACCAGTGTGTGTAGCATTACTAACCTTTGCGGTATTTGCTGCTATTTCGGTATTAATAGAGTTTGCTAATTTATCTGCTGTAATTGCATCATCAGCTATTTCAGACACTGTTAATTTATCAGACTGTAAAAGAGTTTTTATTTCACTAGCTGTCTGATCGGCTGTGGCATTACTTTCTATTGTGTCTAATTTTGCTCCATCTACAGATAAATCTCTACCATCTACAGTTTCCGAACCAGACATGACAATATTGCCTGTCATGGTGCCGCCAGCTAAAGGTAGTTTTGTTCCTATTGAATTAGTGACAGTGGTTGAAAAATTTGCATCATCTCCAAGAGCAGCAGCAAGTTCATTTAGAGTATTAAGTGCTGTTGGAGCAGAATCAACAATACCAGCAACTTCAGTATCTACATATGCTTTTACTGATTGTTGTGTCGGTACTTTAGTAGCACTATCAGAGGACATATTATCTTCATCAACCACAAAACTCATATCAGCAGTTGTAGTATCACTGTTCATGACTGCACCAGCAGCATCTACAGTACTAGAAGTTACTGCGGCAGATCCTGAAGCCCCCTGTGGCCCTTGAGGCCCCTGCGCCCCTGTCGGCCCTTGTGGCCCTTGAGTGGTTACAGTTACAACACTAGTTTCACCATTAACAGTGACGGTATTCTTAGTTGTTGTAATATTTACAGAAGTCATGTTGTTGTGTACCCTTCACTTACAAATATAGTACCTTCTAAATAATATTCTTTGTTGCCTGACGCATCTACTAGTAAAACATCATAAGCTAATATTTCTGGACTAAATGTAGCTGTCTGTACATCTGTCAATGCAATGCTAACTGAACCTGCTGTTCTATCTGTGTAAGTCGTGGTAAAGTCAGCATATTTTGTAGAACGAGATTCATCCCAAACTTGTGCTGCCACTGTATATCCTGTTAAATTTATTGCATTATTATTGCCATCTTTAAATAACAAAGGAATAGAATGATCTGACCTCCTTTGTAATGTGAAATTATACGTTCCAGGTGCAATGGCCATTAGCTATATGGAGATGTTCCTAGTATATCAGTTTTCCATTGTGCTTTTAACGCATCAGGATCACTAGCAGCAGCAATACCAGAATCAGCAGGGGCATCTCTTAATGCCTGTCTTTTTGCCGCTATATCAGTTGTGCTTGTTCCAGCTTCTAACGCCTTTGTAAACTCAACATCAAGTTCTTTAAATTTTTCTTCTCTTGCAGCACGAATGTTAGTTTTATGAATTTCTCTGGCTTTTGCCATATCAACACCGAATCCCATAATTTACTCCGTATAAGTCCAAGCATCTCTGAAACTCCTATCAGTAGGAATTGCAGATTTATTTACAGTATAAACTGTCTTACCACTGGGGCAATCTTTAGCTTTAATTTGATCTAAAGTTAAATCTGTATTGTCGGCTGGACAAACAATAGAAATACCTCCGTCATCTCTCGTATAAATGAACCTTACATCTGAGTTAGCCATAAGTTTTTTCTTTTAGTATATCAAAGAATTATTGATCGCCAAAAACAGTACAGCAAACAATAAACATGGCTCCTATATTTAAAGCTGCAGCAGATCTTAATATACAAAGTCAAGAGTTCATGTCAAGTATTTTTGAAGATCAATTGAAAAGAAAACGAGCTATAGCTGAAGAACTAAACAAGGCTCAAATAGATGCTTTAATGCGTGGTGGTAAAAACGCAACAAAAATACATACTGACGTTGTCATG